GTTAGGTTATTGTATGCAAGTTCTGCTGGAGCACACGAGTGGTGGCAGAATCCTTATGCAATAACAAAGAAAGCAAATGAACTCATGGCACCACCTAACAGTGTTGGTATGAGATTTTTTAATGTCTGGTCAGAGGAAGGTAGTAGAGAGGATATGTTATACAGAATGTTACAAGATAAGACGGCAACATATCTTACTAGACATAAGAGAGATTGGATTCATGTTAAGGATGTAGTCAGAGCGATTGCATATCTAATGACAAGTCAGTACATAGGCCCTATTGATATTGGTACAGGAGAATCTATATCAGTACTGGATCTTGCTAAGTCAATGGGTATGGATTACCTTCCTATTAAGGAACACACACCCAATGAACCTGATGAATTGTGTGCGGATACCACAAAATTAAGGGAGTTAAGATGGTTTCCAACCGTAAAGATACTTGATAAATCCACTCATCCCTGTTATAATAAATAAGTTGCGGTTTATTTAAGATTATATGGCGCCGACCAAAAAGGCATTAGTATTAGGAGCAGGTGGTTTCATTGGAAGTCACATGTGTAAGAGACTCAAATCCGAGGGATTCTGGGTTAGAGGTGTGGACATTAAGTACCCAGAGTTTTCTGAGAGTGCCGCTGATGAGTTCATCCAAGGTGATTTGAGAGAGGTAGGTCTAGTTTCAAGAGTCATGGACGTAGAAGGAGACTCTTTCGATCAGATTTATCAGTTCGCTGCTGATATGGGTGGTGCAGGTTACATCTTTACTGATGAACACTCAGCAGATATTATGCATAACTCTGCTACAATTAACCTGAATGTTCTTAATGAACAGGTACAATTGAACAGACTTCTTGGTACTAATAAGACGAAGATCTTCTACAGTTCTTCTGCTTGCATGTATCCAGAACATAACCAACTTGATCCTGACGATCCTAATTGCCGTGAAGACTCAGCATACCCAGCAAACCCAGACTCCGAGTACGGATGGGAGAAACTATTCTCCGAGAGATTATACTTGGCTTACAGTCGTAATTACGATATCTCTGTGTGTGTTGCCAGGTATCATAATATCTTTGGACCAGAAGGAACCTGGCAGGGAGGAAAAGAAAAAGCTCCAGCAGCTATCTGCCGCAAGGTTGCGTATGTCCCAGATGTGGGAGGCCCGATTGAAGTGTGGGGCGACGGGTTGCAGACAAGATCCTTCCTCTACATCGACGAGTGCATCGAAGCTACAAGACGACTCATGGACTCCACCACCTTTAGAGGACCCGTCAACATCGGTTCCGAAGAGATGGTTACCATTAATCAATTAGTGGACACTGCTGCTAAGGTTGCAGGTAAGGTTGTATCGAAACGTCATGTATTGGATGCACCACTAGGAGTTAGAGGACGTAACTCTAACAACGATTTAATTCGTGAGACACTTGGGTGGGACTATTCTCAATCACTTGAGGATGGCATTCGTAAAACTTACGAGTGGATCTCTGAACAAATTAAGTCACACCAGCATGGTGTTGTTGAAATTTCATCAAAGGAACTAGAACATGCGAAAAGTAACTAAACAAACCATTCAAATTGATAAGGATGCAGTAAGAAACTTAGATGTTTCTCACCTTGCAGAACAATCACTCAACTCAAATGACTGGCTTAGTGCTGGTCAGAGTGAGTATAGATTATATGCGTGGTTATCTACGCAGTTTGACAAATCAATTATCCTTGATGTAGGCACACGTACTGGTGGGTCTGCTCTTGCTTTATCATACAATGAGAACAATCAAGTCATCAGCTACGACCTTCAAGAACAAGGTGCGTCACAGATTAAAAAAGATAACATCGAGTTCAAGATTCAGGACTTCCGTGAAGACGACAGCCTCAATTGGGATCATGTCTCTATCATTATGCTTGATGTTGATCCCCATGATGGCATCCAAGAAGAAGAGATGATGGAGTTCCTTGAAGACAAAGGTTGGAAAGGATTGATGCTCTTCGATGATATTGGCCCTCAATGGCCAGAGGTTGAAGACTTGTGGAATAGGATTACATATCCTAAGTTAGATGTGTCTGAGGTAGGTCATCTTAGTGGCACTGGTCTAATAAATTTCGATAGCAAACACGACATCAGTTGGAAGTAAAATGAAACGGATTCTAATCTTAGGTTCTGAAGGTCAGGTTGGAGCATACCTAAAAGACTACTTCAATGCGAAGGATGGTTATAAGGTACTCGACTTTGATGTTGCCAATGGTAGACATCAAGACATGACTAAGATTCCCAATGCAGAACTTCATCGTAAGGTGATGTTGGCAGACTTTATATTCTTTCTTGCCTTTGATGTAGGTGGATCACATTACTTGAAGAAGTATCAACATACATTCAAGTTCATTGATAATAATACTAGGTTAATGGCACAGACCTTTGGCCTTATTGAACAGTATAATAAACCATTCATCTTTGCATCATCACAGATGAGTAGTATGTCCTACTCTCCATATGGTGTATTGAAGAGAGTGGGTGAACTATATACTAAGTCTTTGAACGGATTGACAGTAAAGTTTTGGAATGTTTTTGGAATTGAAAAGGACATGGCTAAGGCACATGTCATTACAGATTTCATAAAGAAAGGTTTCGAGACTGGTACTATTGATATGATGACCGATGGTACGGAGCAGAGGGAATTTTTATACGCTGAAGATTGTTGTGAAGCGTTGGAAACGGTCATGGAAGAATATAACCATATCGATTCTGACGATGAGCTTCATATTACTACTGGTAACAGTACAAGTATTCTGGAGATTGCATCACAAATTCAGTCCCTATTTAAGGAGATTGGTAAGGAGGTGGACGTTTCCCCGTCACCGTCGAAGGATGAGGTGCAGAAGGATGCTCGTAACATACCAGACCCATACATCAACCGATGGTGGAGACCAAAAACTTCCGTTGAGGACGGGATCAAAAAAGTATTTGAGGTAATGAAAAAGGATTATGAAAGTACCACAGAATGAAGAAGAGTTAAAGGCTCTGCAAGCAACCATTGAGGCTGCGAAAAGGAATCCAACTGGTATTGATATTCCAGTCCTTAATCCTGAGAGAAAGTATCCAATCAATTTATTCTGTAATGATTCATTGGATCCATCTACATCAGCAAATAATAGATCAGTCTATACTAGATTTGTCCGTGATGGATCTGGTTTAGTTAATCTATATGTTAATGGAGAGGCACTAAAGGTACTCGAAGATAACAGTGGACTACCTAAGTTCATTTGGTTGTTAGAATCCAGAGAGATTATCGGAGAACAATACAAGTGGATAGAAGATAACTATGACTTCGTTGCTAGTAGAGTTGATGGTATCTTTACTTCTGATCAACGATTAACTGAGGAGGTAGGTCCAGATGGTAAGTTTCTTTACTGTCTATCTAATGCAGCTCCTTGGGTTATGGATAGAGCAGTTTATAATAAGTCAAAACTTGTCTCTATGATTGCATCCAATAAAGGATACACCGAAGGACATAAGAGAAGACTTAAAGTTGTAGAGAAATATGTAGAGAAGTTCGGACAGGATGACCTATTTGGATGGGGTTTAGGAAAAGAACTCCCATTAAAAGAGAAATCTACTGGCCTCAAGGACTATATGTTCAGCTTTGCATGTGAAAATGCGAATTATCCTACCTATTTCACTGAGAAATTGACCGATTGTTTTGCATGTGGTACAATACCAGTGTACTATGGTACTGCTGGAGTTGCACAGTACTTCAATCCAGAGGGCATTATATTCTTGAATCAGAATTCTCCTTGGGAAGATATCCCTTGGGACAAACTCACACCAGAGTATTATGAATCTAAGAAAGATGTCATCCAAGAAAACTTTGAGACTGCTCAGTGCATGAGAGTCGCAGAGGATTACCTTTACGGTAATTATTTTGTCCAACTAGACCCATACAGAGAGGAACGAGCTAAAGTATCATGACAGTAATTGATGTAAACGCTGAAGAAGTAAAGGATGATCGTAGTGGATGGCAAGCAGAAGATCAGATTGCTGTAGAGTATCTGGCTGCATGTGTTGAAGCCGTTGAGAATGATGATGCCTTTGCAAACTTCAAATCAAATCCCAAGTACAAGACTATCTTAGAACATGTACTAAAGGATCAAGGACAGGCATATCTAAACATCTGTAAGGATATGAATGA